TCACCACTTCAATGTACTTTCTAGGCCTCCTATTTTCGTCATTGCGCACCACCTCTTTCAGTTTTCCTTCCGCCAACATGCGCTTCAAAATGTCCTTCACCCGCGCCAACTGCTTCGGTTCTGCCAGATCAAGACTGTGTGCTTCGGCCACCAACACCCCTGCCCAATGCTCTGACCGTGGGTCCGCCCGATGTTGCCCAACCGCCAACATCTCCAACGCCACCGCCTCGTTCTCCCGCCGCGTCGCCACAGTCTGCTGCACCGTCACCTCCGGAACCACGTAGCAAGAGGTCAGTTCATCGCCGTCCTCGTCCACCCCTAACAACATGGTGCGCAGACCAAACGCCCCTACCGGCCCCTCTTCCCCGACCCTGCTCTTTGCGAGCCACAGGCTGTGGCCGCTGACGACGCCTGTGAGCTGGTTTCGATCCGCCGTGATCGACAACACCGCATCGCACCCTGCCCGCCATGCGGACGCCCCTCTGAGCCCCGTCTCCGCCCCCTTGCCATAATGGTGGACTGGGATCAGCAACACATCGAGCGCGTCCCCGATGACCTTCATGGCGCGGATGACCTTGGACGCTTCAGAATTGTCGTTCTCGTCCTGCAAACTGAACACTGCGGCCAGCGTATCCACAACAATGGCCCCCAGCCTGACACCATGCTGTTCCAGCATGAACGCCTTCAACGCCTTCAACTCCAGCATGAATGCCCTGACTTCCTCCACACGGGTGAAATCGGGGAAGGTGGGCGCCCACGCAATCGGGAGTGTCTTTTCCACATTGCGCGCCATGCGTGCGATGGTGAGACGCGGCTGGATCGTCTCTGCGCCTTCACCGGCGATGAAGAGAACGCCGACACGTTCCTTGATCCGTTTGCCAAAGAACGATTGCCCGGTGCAGAGCGCAACCGCCAAGTCGATGGCGACGAAGGTCTTGCCGGAGCCCGACTGGCCGCCGATGAAGGCGATGCCGTTCCTTGGGAGCAAGCCCTTGATCAGGGACGGTGGAAACGTGAAGGGTGTGGCGCTGTCGAAGGTGAAGCGTTTGAGGCCCGTCATGGCCGCCACAACTTCTTCCGCTACGTCTTCGTCCGGATGTTCGAACCATGCACCGGGGACGAAGAATGGATTATTGCCGCCCTTGGCGATGCCGGATTTCGTGGTGGCGGCAATCTCTGATGGTTCCAACCCACTACCAATTGCAGCCTGCGCAATGATGGCCTCTGCCTCCGTCCGCTCGACGAGCCCGGAGGCAATGGCCTGCCCGGCCACGTAAGCAGCACCGAAAAGCGTGCTGTTGCGCGTACCTTCTGGAGCTTCGGTAAGTTTGTTAGCCTCAAGCCGAACGAGGTATAACGCTTGCTGGCGATCTGCTTGATGGTCTTGACCGATGAACTGTGGCGGCTCCCAGTCGGTGCGCTCGACATATTTGCGGGGGATGACGTCCCAGCAAGCGTTGAGGAACTGATCGAGCTGGTGCTGATTGATCATGGGGATCGAGGGATCATCGACCGCCAGCTCCATGGGTGACTTGCCCGGCCACTGGTAATCTCGCCCTGCTTTTGCGTGATAGCCGAACCCGACCACCTGCCCGGACCCGGCGAAGATTTCAATCGGGTGCAACTTGCGGGATTTGATTGTCCCGTCGTTGCGGTAGATCAAGACCTTCTTCGGGGCCAGACCGATGCGGACCAGTGGTGTCGTGCCTAAGAACCGCAGCGCAAAGTCATAGGCGGCTTGGGCCTGTTGCTCATCGAGAATGTCCAGATCAATGGCGACGATTTCACGCTGGATGGCGAGACAGACGATCTCACCTTCCAGTTGACCCTGCCCCACCAATGTTTCCTCGAACTTGTCTGGCGGCCATTGTGCGTTGTTGAGATCATTCCATCTCGTGATGGATGGGCGCTTGGTGTCGGCATAACCGGGGATGGGGCGCCAGCCATTTTTGACAAGCGTCGGCGCCAGCTGCACAAACAGCGAGGGCTTGTGGTGCATGTTCATTCCCCTACACCACTAATAGATGTTGTCTTGCAATTGTTAACAATACGCTGTATGTACCGCATTGGGTCGTCTCCATCCGATCCAGTCTCCATTGTCCTCCCAGACGCTAAACCCGGCGCGTGTCCCCTGCGCCGGGTTTTTTCACGCTGGTTGAGTGACTTTGGAGACTTCTTTTTGTCTGCGTGGGCGCGGGTGCGGCACGCCAAAAGACTGGCACAACGCCGCCAAGATGACTTCGGTTTGCCCGCCGCCATCGCTCATGCGCTTCTCAATTTCATGATAAATCGCCGCTGGCACCCTGACGGTGACAGACTTCGTATTGTACCCCGGTCGCATGATGTCCCCTTCGCGAAGCTGTGAACGTATGACGTTGATGAGAATGAAGTCAATCAGGTTTTTGCATATCTCTTCAGCGTGAACCCCGCCGCCGCCATAGGTAGGCCAGCGGCCCACTTTGGCGCCCGGCACATTAATTCCTCGAACTCCCGCACAGAACCCTGATCGTTGCGGATTTCAGCGACGATCTCGTCGTGGACGTGCATCTTCACGGGGTAGCCTGCTTCCTCAACATTCAGCATGGCGTGGACGAGCAGGTCTCTGGCGGTCGCCTGCACAAGGTTGTTGTAACAGATCGAGATGTTCAGCGGATAGCGCATCCATGCGTTGTTGGCGCCGACGCCGCGCACCGTCACCGCCGGTTGCTTTTCCCGCTTGGCAGGCTCCAGCGCCTTGTCCGCCCACGGAACCTCGACGTCGCGTATCTCCGGCACCCCATAGGCCAGACACCGGCCGGAGGGGAGTTGGAGCCACAAGAAACCATGGGCGACAATGTAGCGTGCGAAGGGAAGCCCCACGGCGGGCGCTGGAACGCCGGGGTTCTGAACCGCCGTGAACGCTGCGTCGATCAGGGACCGCCACGCCTGCACGGTTCCCGGATGCTTCGTGCGCCACGCCGTCTTGATCAGCTCCGCAGCGATGTACGCCTCGCGGGATAGCTCCGTCGCCGTCGCGTCGCCCCGCTTCAGGTTCTCCTCGTAGCGGCGCTCCGCCTTCTCTTGACCCTCATAGTCCGTGATGTCCCACAGGGTCGGATAGGCGGTGGCAAGATCCATCTTGTTGGCGCGGGCCATGCGGGACAGCGCGCCAGCCCCGCCACCGAAACCAAGTGCCAACTCTGCAACTTTGCCAACTTGCCGCTGCTGTTTCGTCACCTCTTTGACCGGCACGTTGTAGATACCTGCCGCCGCTGTCTCATACAGACCGGCGCCGCTGCCTGCGTCCAGCTCCCGGTAAGCGTGCATCTTCCACGTTTCGCGGCCATACCATGCCGCCACGCGGCCCTCGATGGAGCTGAAGTCGCCGCCGATGAACTTGTGGCCGGGCGCCGCCCAGATGAACGAGCGCAGCGCGTCTGCAAGCAAATGGAGGGGGCGTCCCAGCGAGTCCCCGTACATAAGGTTCATGATCTCTGGCGAGCCTGTGCGGATCGACTGAAACAACACGTCGCGGCGCACATGCGCGTCCTCGAAGACCTTGCGTGGGCGCGGCATGTTGTGGACCTGACATAGCTTGGAGCTGAAGCGTCCGGTCTGCCCGGCGCCGTGGTGCAGGAACACCCCCTTGACCGTCCCGTCACGGGTGGTGGAACGCAACATGGCGGCCACCTTCTCCACCGATGCCTTGCCGCCTTCGATGCGCAGCTCCAGAGCGCGGCGCACGTTGTCGGGGAGCTGGAGGTGCAGCGTCTCGTCGATCTCGTCCTTGTCCATGGCGGCGATCTCGACGCCTTGGGTATGGACCCACTCCTTCATGCGCGCCGTCAGCGTGACCGCTGGCACGGCCCCGTTGGTCAGCTCGTGCAATTCCCTGTTGATCTTTTCTTTGGCCTTGTCGGCGAGCCCCAGCGCCGCGTAGGCGGACCTTGTGTCGATCCGCAGCCCCCGGTCATTGATCCGCTCGTTCAGCCAATAGACCTGCATTTCCAGATCGGAGAGGGGAACGAGACGGTTGTGCGCCTCTTCCTCCGCCAGCACGTCAATGTCGCAATATTCGTGGAAACGTTCCAGCGAGGCTGGATCGTCCGCCAATGGATGCCAGACGGCCTTGCCCTCGTGGTCGAAGCCCAATGGCACAGAGTGGATTTTGATCAGACCGGAACCGGCCTTGTCCTTCTTGATCTTGAGCCCCAAAGCGTCGCCGAGACGATCCAATGATCGTGGCAACGCCATGGCCGCCGCCGTGACCGCCGTGCAGCGGAACTGTTCCAAACGCGGCTTCGGCCAGCCGTACCGTGGGGTCGCCACATTCCACCAGATCAACCGCTCGAACCCGGCGTTGAACGCGCAAACTTCGCCACCTGCCTCGATGTACGCCCGCAGATAGGCTGGGCATGGGTCTGGACGGCGCCAGCGGCAGACGACGTTCAGCGGCCCATTGGCGGCGATCCATGCGCGCGTGGCGTCGTTGAAGACCTCGTTCTCACCGATGCTCAGTTTGAATGAAGCAAGAAGAGCATCCGTTTCCGGATGCTCCGCATAAACGTAGACGCCCCTGTTGATCAGATCGGCAGGGCTTCTGGTTTCCCAGTCAAAGATCAAGCTCATACATCCCGCTCCGCCAGCTTTTTGTACAAACGGCTGATCTCCAACGCCAACGCCATGTTCTCGTCTTTCAAAGCGTCGATCTCCCATTGCAGCTTGTCCATGCCCAGCTGCCACTCGTTCTGCTTGTGCAGACCTCCTTTCTGCGCGTCGGACAGACGTTCGGATAGTGCTTTCTTCGATTGATACCCAGTCATTTTGATAACCCCATCCCCAGTGTGAAAACCAATAGGCCAAAGACAACCCAAAACGCTGCTACTTCCGTGTCAGTCATCTTTCTTCTCCATCAGTGTTTTCAGTTTCGCTTTGTTGTCGTCGTCTAGATAATATCCCACGCCGCGCCACGTTTTGATCTCGATGCCGTAAGGCTTCAATCTCTGACGCAATTTCCACACGGCGACTTTCGTGCGCAAAGTTTGGTGCATCTCGCCTTCGTACCGATTGTACTTTCCGTAATCTTCGGTGACGTGATCGAGATAACTGTAGGATGCGAGGGAACGCTTGCTGATCGCCACGAGTAGCGCCAGCTGCTGGCGGCTAAGGACGCTGTTGAAGATGCAGTCAATGTGGGTGGCGTCTTCATGGAACTGCCTTATTTCTTCTTCCAGTACCTCGATACGTTCCCTCAAGCTTCGGATGGTGTCAGCATCCGACACGGCTACTTCCCCACCTTCAACAAAGCATCGTTGGCGATCCAGCCACATTGCTCTTCTTCTGCCGGGTCGAGATTGCGAATGGCGTAGAGCGCATCGCACAGTATCTCGAACTTGGCGTCCAGCTCGTCGTATTGCGCCGCCCAGCTCTTAGCTTTGGCGATCTCGCTTTCCAGCTCGATGACCAGTCCCTCGATTACATCCATCTGTCGTCTCCCATCATAAATGCTTTGATCACTTCTGCCGCGACTTGCGGGACGATGGCGTTGCCGTAGGCGCGCAATCGTCCCACTCTGTTGGATACCCCATGAGCCAGCAGGGGAAGGCCGGATTTAACGCGCCGCGACTTTCCGTCTGATCCGGTAAGCCAGATGGCGTCGGACCAGAACGAGCCAGCTCTGGAAGAGTCCACCCCGCTTTGTGGGACGCTTCCGGTGTCCTGTTGCCCGTCCTGCCGTTCCCGTTCTTTTCGTCCGATGATCGAGGTGTCGGCCACGTCGAGACGATCTTCACCACTCCCGGCAAAGAGACCGTGATCTTCGTCCCGTTCTCCCGCTTGCCTGTCGCGCTCGCCGTCCCCATCCCATGCCCGCCATTGCCATCCGCCGTCGTCACCGTCGGCCACACAGCAAGCGGCCCAGTAAAGCCGTTGCCGGATGTGCGGGGCGTTGACCGCGAGAGCTGGAAGATCGACTCCCCGGCTGGCGTAGTTTTCTCTTTCCAGATCAGCGAGAACTCCATCGAGCCACCCGTAGCCAGCCTTTCCCGCAACCTGTTCTCCCAGTACGACAGCGGGCCGGACGGCACGGATGAGCCGAAAGAAGTGGGGCCATAAATGCCTTGGATCGTCCACTCCTCCGCCTTGTCCTGCGACGGAGAAGGGTTGGCAGGGACAACTTCCAGTCCAAACAGGTCGGCTATCCGGCCATCCCGCGAGGCGGAACGCATGAGACCAGCCGCCGATGCCTGCGAAGAAATGGCATTGGGTGAATCCTTGTAAGTCGAAAGGATGGACGTCAACGATGGATCGGGTGTCAATTTCGCCATCTGCTATGTGCCCTGCTTTGATTAGGTTACGCAGCCACTGGGCTGCGTAAGTATCAATCTCGTTGTAATAAGCCGCCATCACGGCGCCGGAGGGTTCAGAGCCTGCGCCATGTCCGCCGCCAGCTGCGCCGAAATGGAATCAAGGTTCTCAATGCTGTTCGACCCCAGCTTCCCATAACCGGAAATGTCGTCCCAGTGATCCGGGAATTGCGGATTGCCGTTCAGCAGCCGCGCCAGCTTCACCGCGATCATCTCCAGCGCCTCTTTCTGGCCGTCGTTCATATGCTGCCAATTAGGACTGCCGCGAAACATGTCCTTGATCGACTGGCTCCAAGCCGCCGTGTGCTTATAAAGGCCGTGGGTCGTTGCGCGTTCGTTGATGATGTCCATTTTAGTCCCCTTCAGTTGGATTGGTATTTCGCGTAATGATGGAGCAACTTCGTTCAGGATTTCCATCAAGCTCTTTGATTCGTCGTTCATTTGTCCACTCCATGAAATCTTACGTAAGACGTTACCCCTT